TTTGATACTCCTTAATTTTTTCCTACACTCTTCTCGCATGGCCGGTGTGTAGTCCGGACTAATTTCTGATAACCGACAATCGTACACAGCTTCTTTGGGTAATACACTATGAATACCATACAGCAACGAAATTAATACGGCACCTAAGAAAATAAGCGCAGGCCACATTATCAAGTGTTCTTTAAGAGCACTCACGCCAGGACTCCTTTATATGTTTCATTCATCCAGCGACCAAAGCTGTCGGCACTTTCACTGCATTTGTTTAGCTCATACTTGCCACAAAATTGCATAAAACGCACACCAACCTGTCCAATATCCTTGTGACTAACTTGTTCACGGATGGCGGCATCTACTACAGCTTTAACTTCTTCTGGTTGTGCTGTTAAATCTATCAAGGTTCGGTTACGCTCGTAATCATCTAATACACGATGCTCTGCACCATCTGGATCTGTCCAACGCTGTAACATCATATTATTCCAGTTGTAACCTTTTTTATCCTTGTCAGCAAACGCTTCTTGTAAGCCAACTTTGTTTTTTGTGCCTTTCGTACGGACCCCTGGGAACGCACTGAACACATTATCCGACGAATCGCCGCGCATACACTTTTCGAACAGTAGCCACTCTGGGTTAGGGATTTGCTTAGGTTCTTTAGTTTTCTTATCGATAACTGCTTTTCCTTTAGCATCAAAGATTCCTTCTACTGTAATTAGTTCGTCTGTAATACCGTTATACTGTTTGACATTTTGTGCTACTAGTTGAACAAAATCGGTATCACTGCTGATAACAACATGTTCGTCTTGTGGGTGTAACGCAATCCATCGGGCAATAATATCATCGCCTTCTGCTGTAGGACATCTAATGACTGAGCAATTAGTCCTTTCAGACAAGTATTTAGTCAGTGAATCATACGTTTCCCAGAACATTTTATCTTCTTCCTGTTCTGATTCTGTAAGGGCCGCACGGGCTACAGCACGGTTATTTTTGTAGGGTTTATACATGTCCTTGCGCCAACTGCGCCCTTCTAAGGCAAACACCACGTGATCCGCTTCAAATCTACGGGCCATTTTGTTAGCGGCCATCAAGGTAATGTGTAGGGCAAATCCAATCTTTTCCCAAGTGTCGCTGGCTCGAAATGCTCCGTGCCTAGCTCTAAAGAAAAGGTTTGCGGTATCTATAAGGACATATTTCATATTACTATAATAACAGAGTTTATGTTAAAAGTCAAGGGTTTTTAAGTAGTTTAACAGTTTCGGCGGCAACTACACGGCTACGCAGACCCGAGCTGGAAAAGCTATGATCACGTCCATTGAATATGTGTTCGATACCACGACTATATCCTTCGCGTTTACCGGTAAACTCTTTGGATTCATATTCAACACCCAAAACACGAATGTCAATTGGAAGAATAAGCAACAAGTCAATTAGGTCTTGTTCAGTTTGGTAAACAACAACTTCGTCCACATAACGACAAGCCGCCAACTGTATTTGACGTTCTACTATACTTTGAACAGGGCTGTTTTTGGTGTCGGGTCTATCTATTGTAGGGTCTGTTTGTAAGCCAGCAATCAAATAATCGCAATGATTCTTAGCTTCAGCCAACATGGCAATATGGCCAGCATGCAACATGTCAAATGTACTAAAGGTAATGCCAATCTTTTTTCCATCGTCTTTGAGTTTTCTAATATGATTGAATATCAACTTACTTCACTCCGGCCATCGCCAATGTCGCGACTTTTGACCACACGGTCACGTTCTGGATTCATTGCTTCTGCCTGTTCGTATGTTTCTAACACAACATTACGACAAACAGCGGTAAACCAGCGATCCACAATATCTGCATCAGTATCTGTGGGTTTCATTTGATATCCTGCTCTGACCAGGTTAGCCACAAACTTTTCATTCCAGTCTAGTTCAAACGCACCATTTTGCATATTTTCAGGATCAATCTCCATGCTAAGAATGTTCACATAAGGTTCGCCACGCTCTGCGGCCAATTCTTTTGGTGATTTCTTTTTAGTCTTGGGTGCTTCTGATTTAACTTCAGGTTTTTTCTTTCGAAAAGTATTTTTTAACTTGTCTAAAAATTTCATTCTAGTATCCTTTCAATTTTAATACCAACATCTCTTCACGCCTATACCAACGAGTCCAGATAGCAGGGTCCCCTGGACCACGAATAATGTATCGAGCAAGATAAGCTGGAGTGAACCATAACCACTGATTAGTAACCGCACAACGACGTGGCCACAAACACCATTTAAGTTCAACAGTGTCGCAGTATTCTAAAAATCTTTCGTTTGTATAATCGTCTGGCATATAAATTTTTTCCGGTATTGGCATTACTTGCCCCAGCCATTGCCCCATAAGTCTACATGTAAACGAGGGCTATAGTTCCAACCTCTTTCACAACAAATATTGGCAATGTTTACTTTGTTTGCTTCGTATGGTGCAACAACACCGCCTTGCGGCATCAAGTAAACTGGACCTTTAAACCCACCTGCGCGGAACGCATCCACAGCTCGAACTGCTTCGTCCACATGCTCTACAGTTTCAACAACAAACTTAAGATAAGTGTATCCAATTTCTTCGTAACTAGCAACAATCTCTGGGCAAATAGCATCTTCCCATGATTCACCTGACGCACTCAACTTGGCACTAACACTAAATGTCAAAGCATTGCGACCACGTTTACCATGTACAGGACTTAAGGTCCAATCTAACAAGGTATGTCTAAAGTCTTTGTGCAACGGTTGAGTACCATTGGTTTCAAATGTAATGTTTTTTAGGTCACGCATGCGTTCATGACCCAGTAACTCTGTATATGAACGTTGCCACCCTAGCAATGGTTCTCCACCTGTAATAACCAAGTGTACATCATTACCATTATTTTGCGCCCACATGTTATTAGGAGTCAATGCCAACATATTATCCACTAGTTCACCGGTTTCGTATGTAGGGCTTAGGTGTTTAAATGCTGGATGCCATGACGCATAACTGTCGCAACCTGTTTCTACCAACGGCAAGTCTAAGAAGTTATTGTACAAGTGAACAACTTCAGCTACATCATCTGCACCTGTACTCTTCTCTCCTGGCTTACAACCAAAGCCACTACAGGTAAAGTTACAACCATATGTACGCAAGAATATACTAGGTACACCTACAAATCGACCTTCGCCTTGTAGACTATAAAATAGTTCTGATACTTTAATTTTCATTGTTTAACCTTAATTGGAATACCTTTGTAGGAATAAGATACTACATTATCTTTATGATTAGTTCTATCAAAACTGCTATAGCAAGAACTAAGTTCTTCGTTGGTTAATTCAAAATATTCAATGGGTTTCTTGGCAGAGCTGGTACCAATGGCATCATTCATTAGTTCTAACAGTGTAGGTTTTCTATAATGTATTTTCATTTCCACCAATCCTCCCAAGGAAATACAATCCAACAATCCTCTTCGGCTTTATTTAGGCCGACGGCACTATAACTAACATTTAATTCACTACGACTTGCTTCGTTGTCTACTAGTACAGCAACACGAACATTATTACCCCAGATATCGTTCCAAGCAGGATCACTAGGAATACAACCGCTGGTCCAATCTTGTTTAATCCAACTTAATGTAGCACCACTGTCGTTAATGTCATCTACAATTAAAATGTTTTTGCGATTTTCCTTACAGGACCGATCACCTTCGGTAAGTTCTCTATCTGCCAAGTCTACATAGCCAAATGCATCTTCGGCCATCCATAAGTTGCTTTCGGACTGTGCTGTACTGTCACGCAGGCTTACTTTAAGAGTTTCCATTGGAACTTCTAAGTATTGACTAATAAGATTAGCCGGCAACAGTCCGCCTCTGGTAAGCCCTACTACATAATCAGGAACCCAAGCATCTTGCTGAATCTGTCGCAAGATTTCTTGGGTTTGTTTTTCAACGTCTTGCCAGGTATAGTATATTTTCTTCATATACTATTATACAGCATATTCCTACTGTTTGTCAATAAGATTTTGTATAATTTGGTGTACACCTTGCTCAAATGGCATAGGGCTGTAGTCGCTCATTATACTTTTGAGTTTGGTAATATCTGGCCTACGATTAACAGTTGATCCTGCTTTACCTGGACTAGCAATCCAAACAGGATTTGGATGACCTAATTCTTGGGCTATGATTTGAGCCGCAGATGCAATAGTGATTTCTTGATCATTACCAATGTTGATAACTTCTTTGTCAGCATGTTCAGCACAGAAAATAGTGGCACGAACAGCATCTTCAACATGGCAAAAACTACGAGTTTCTGCAGGACCAACACATTCGAACACTCCGTTTTTGATCTTTTGGATTTGGTCAGCTAAGAAATGTCCAGCCTTTGAATTGTCACCGTAGACATTAAAGTAACGCAACATTACATAAGGTATAGCACTGTTGGCCAAATAGTTTTCACTGCAAACCTTGGCCAATCTATAACTCCAACGAGCATTGTGAATATTTTTAATTGCAATATCTGTATGCTCTGGAACAGGGCTAACTGGATCATCGCTGACAATTTCGCTACTGCTAGCATAAACTAATTTTTTAAGATTCTTACATAAACTAGCGTGTTCAAATACGTTTAAGTCGCAAACAAAATTGTTTAGTAACACTTGATTGGGACGTTCGTAGAAGTTTTTAGTACCATTAATAGCACCATAGTGATAGATGTAATCAAAGTCTAACGGCAGATCTTTAAAGTTTTCTCCATTTAATAAATCTACAGGCATAAACTTATCAGATTCGGGAACAGTAGTACTCCGACTATGATTGTCAATTGCCCAAACTTCGTTCTGTGAGTTCATTTTTAATTGACGACAGATTTCTGTGCCTAACAAACCGCTGGCACCGGTTACTAATATTTTCATTTGTTTACTCTTTCGTTATCTTTTAATACTGCTTGAATTAGTTCAAAGTCTAATCCTAAGTTTTTAATTAAGTTGGCATAGGCGCTGGTATCTTTGGGCAAGCAATGGCCACCATAGCCACGCATGTTTTCATTACACATCAAGTATGCAGGATTAAAACATTCTCTTTTGGTAATTGCTTTATAAACATTCATGTAATTAGCACCTAGCTTATCGCAAACTTCATAGGTAACATTGGCAAAAATAATACTCATAGCATGATGTACATTGTTAAAATATTTGACTACTTCTGCTTCAGTAGGTGTAACATACGATACATTCTTAGGATAGCTTCCATGAATAGCAGTCATCACAGCAAAGTCTCCAGGACGAGTGCTGCCAATAATCAACAAGTCGTGATTGTCAGTAAAGTCGGACAGTGCATGTTTGGCCCGTAAAAATTCTGGCACTGAGCAAATACGTAAATCAGGATACTGTGCAGATAATCGATCGCAAGTACCAGGAACTACTGTGCTTTTGATAGCAATCAATCCTGGATACTGAACTTGATTTAGATCAGATAGCACATTTTCAACAATACTGGTATCGCAATCACCGTTGAGTGCTTGGTTAGTTGGTACGCTAACAAATACACAGTCAGCATCTAACACGTCATCCAATTTTGATCCTTCGTGAGCTGGATCAAAGAAACACATTTCGTGTCCAAGATATTTTAATCCTTCGTACACTGCTTTACCTACTGTGCCTTTACCAATAATTCCAAGTTTCATTATGCGTCCTTAAATGTTAAATTTATACAACTGCTTCCAGGTTTGGTGGCCTGTGTCAGAATAGCCTGTGCTACTGTTTCTGGTTCAAGATAATCTAATGTATCTTGATACGGTGCTACCATGGCCGTTCTAGTCCTTACTGGATGCACTATATCTATGCCAATTTCAGTGTCGGCAAAAAAATCTCGGGCCCCTTCCCATAAATTGTGTAGGGCCGCTTTGGTAGCCGAATACAACATATAGTTCTTGCGCCCACCCGAATATGCGCTGGATCCAACTAGGATAATTTTTGTTGGTACAGATGACTGTTCAATATAGTGCTTTATAATACACCAATTAGAGTTCAAATTAATCTGGGTCATGCTACCGTCAGCATCATTTCCAGCAAACACTCCAGCACAGTTAACTACAACATCAGGTTCAAGATCGGCTAGGATATTATTAATACGGTTACTGTCCTTGGCCAAATCTAATTTATTTCGATCATAGGGCACAACGGTATAACCAGCTCGTAAAAATGCCTCTACAGTGGCCAAGCCAATTCCTCCAGAACTACCAAATATTACAGCGGTCTTCATTAGACTCCAATAATATTTTCAACTCGATACGTGTCCGTTTCGTAGTCTTCACCGCCTCTGGGACCTTCGGCAAATGCAATAAACGCACATCCGGCGGCGCCAGACATCATGGCATGAATCTCATACGGCTCGCTGATGATCATGTCTCCTGGCACTGCGGTAAACGCCTGTGCTGGTTCGTCGTCGCCTACTATTTTACTATAATAAGTCAATGTTCCAGACAGTATATAGGTGTATTGTGTTGTAAATTTGTGATAGTGATTGCCACGTATTGCACCAGGCTGATTGGTAATAATGCAGGCATGATTCATATTGGCTGCGTAAAATATGTCATGGATTGTACCACGTTCATCTTGAAAACTGCCTAGACCTGCTTCGGTAACTGAACTATAAATGTTGTATGATTTCATTGTGATATAAACCTTGTGTTAGGATTGATGCGTAGGATGGCTTGGCGTAGACCTTCACCAATGTTCCAACTTAAAATTAATGCGTATGGGTTTTCGTGCTGAGCAAATTCTTCGTCACCTCGAATAGGAATACGACTCAGTGCGGTATATTTGCCCTGCTTGTGATCACTAGAATCAGTGATACAATGCAAATGAGTTTTGTTAAGTCCGTGCCAGGTTAACCAGGTATTGGCCTTGGCCGCTGCACCTACACCAATAAACACAGCATTGGGTTCAGCTTCGCGAAGTTGATAAAATTTAGATAACCAAGCATCTCGCTGACGTTCAAACAGTGTTTGTAATTGTTCATAATATTCAGCACTAAACAATCCAACTTGAGTTTCTCTAGCAATAGCATCCTCAACTTTAACTGGCATGGCCGCGCCTGTATCACGTCTGGCAAATACTCTTAGACTACCACCGTGGTAGTCAACTACGTCAAAGTCTACAATTTCCATGCCAGCGGCCTTGAGTAAATTCCATACACTTTTTACAGTGAAGTAACTAGGATGTTCATGATAAACCATGTCAGTAAAACGTCCAGACTCGAGCATGCTTAACCAGTACGGTGCTTCAAATACAAATACACCATTGTTGTTTAGTAAATGGGCAACGGCTTGAGCAAATGCTACAGGATCATTGGCATGATTAAAAACATTATTGGCCATAATAATATCTGCTTGTCCTGCTTGTTTAACTAGCTGTTCTGCTACAGGAATGCAAAACAGAGTTGGCATAACTTCTACACCGCGTTCGTGAGCAATGCGACACATTTCGGTACTGGGATCTATACCGATAGTTCGAACACCTTCCTTGCGGAATTGATTAATCAGATAGCCATCGTTACTGCCAATTTCGACTACAAAATTAGCGTTGGGAAATTGATTTTTAACTGTGCAAGCATATTCATCCCAATGATTTCTGGCTGTCTGACTATTACTTGAAGTATAGCTGTAACTGTAGAGATTGTATCTTTCTTCGGCATTACTAACATAGCCCAACTGTATGCTACCGGATTCCGGACTTAGGTAAACCTGTAATGGAAACACCGGTTCGCTTAGGTGTAGTTGATCTTCGGCCACAAATGTATCAGCATAGGCATGTTGGCCAAAATCTAAAATCTTAGTTACAGAGCCGCCTGCGATCAAATCTTGTGAAATCAATGAGCTGGTTATTATATTGTGTTTGGTCATTTGACAATTGTACTTTGAACTGTTTGTTTGTTAGGGTCGTTTGCCCGCATTTTTTCCCATGGGTCTTGTTTGCCAGCTTTGACATTTTCCCAGAATGTAGTATCTAAATTCTGCTCCTTCATCCATATGGCCAAGGTTTCTATATCAGCCATGCGTTGGTTGTACACATTGATATTGGAAAAATCATATGGATTATTGGGATTACCTTCGAACCTTATGCGTTTCTTATCAGTTTCGTCAGCCACTCCGCCAACAAGATCTGCTCGCTCATGGATAGCATATATGTCAACAATTTCAATTAGGTCTAATAGATAAGCTATGTGACTAAGTTCAGCGTCAATCATCTGTTGACGACTAAAATGACCAAACACATCAAACCAAGCCTTGGGAATAATAGGAAAAATACTGTAAGGATGTTCGTTGTGAGTATGTATTTTTAACAAACGAAATTGATTGTCGTACTTTTGGATCACTCGATCCCAACCAGCAGTTTCCATTACAGCATCGTCATTCCAAACAAAATACCAATCAGCGTCAGCTTGTTTGGCCATTTCGTTATAGTAGCGATTGAGTCCGGCATACCCCATGCTTTGAAAACTCATGGCAGTATAATTTACATTATTTTCGTCTAACCATGGTTGTACATTTTCGGTAAAGTGATTGATACCAACAGTATCATCATCGTCAAATCCCAGGATCAATAACACACGATCCTTTTGGGTACAACGGTTAAACAAACTGATCACGCTACGGCTTAATGGATCAGTGCGTCCTCGGGTGGGCAGTAATACTGCTATGGAATATTCATTTGTCATTGGACAAATATTTATATACGCCGTTTATCAGGCAAATAAATCTTCGTTCCATTCGCGATGACCCTCGCGGAATGCCATGTTACTTTGGGTTTCACGTACTTCTACACGATAGCACCATAAACGTGCCGCTTCGCCTGGGCCCCAATTATCTGGAATGTAAACACCGTTTACAAAATTATACAATTGATCCGCCAGGCCTTCGCATCCAAGTTTTGGTAAGATAGTTAATTTGGCTAGATTCTTTGCCTGCAATAACTTGTATGTTTCAAGTTCAGGATCATCTTCTGCTACCAGTAATGTATGATCGAACTGGCTTTCTAATACTTGTTTTAATTCTTTTAATCCACCATAGTCGGCAGCCCAATTGCGTACATCCAAATGGTCAGTACCAAAGTAAAATTTCATACTAAAACTGTAACCATGAATTAAGTTACAATGACTATCGGCCCTCCACTGACGATAAGCGCAGGGAAATGCGTCGTGGTATTCTTTGGTACTGGTATATTTGTATTGTCGAGGGATTGGTATTTCGATGGTATTCATGCTGTTTCTCCTATGTTAAATTATAGCATAGGTGGCAGAATTTGTAAAGCGGGATGACACCAAAGACCGCTGTAATACTATTTATTTTGTTCAACTGGTACACATTTCAAATGTTCGTTGCACTGTTCAAAACTTCCGTTTTGTGTATTCATACGTATGATTTGATCTTTGTGTACTGTAAAGGTATATTTGGCATTATCAATTGCTGGCATGGTCACTTGGTAACCAAGTAGTATACACATGAGTGCTGTGAGTGCTATCATTTTTTATAATTTCCTTTACCCGGTATTGTATTTCGTACACCTCCCACCGGATCTTCTACATCGCCTGCTCTACGTGGAATAAGATGTATATGGGGATACATAACCGTCTGTCCAGCTGCGGTGCCAGAGTTAAAGCCAATGTTGAACCCATCACACTCTCCTTGTTCTACCATATGAGTGCCATGTGCTAGAGCATCTTCCATGGCATAAACTATCCAATTTGAATTACTGTTTTGTTTCGGAACAAATAATAAATGCCCAGGGGTACATGGGTATCTATCAGCAAATATCACAGTATTGGGTTTTACTTCAACAACATTATCCCATGGTGCTATTTTTTGTTGTTGAGCTTCTTCAAGTGTCATTATGAAAACAGGCGTTGTATCATTGCAACAAACATGAGCCACCATACATAAATTTCATGTAAAATTTGATCAATCATCTTGGCGCAAACTCCTGTTGCAATTTAATATTATCCATAAACTCTTTCTTAGTTGCTGGATCCTTTTGGAAAACACCTCGAAGAACCGTTGTCTGTGTTAAACTCGAATGTGCCATGATGCCACGATTCTCACAGCAACCGTGTGTAGCTTGTATGTAAACACCAACATTTTCACTATCAGTGGCCCGCATTATTTCTCTTGCGATGTCGTTGCAGAGTTCTTCTTGAAGTGTACCACGACGAGCACACCACTGAGCAATGCGAGTATACTTGCTAAGACCGATAAGTTTGTTAGCAGCAATAATGCCAATGTAAGCGACACCACTGACAGGCTGGTGATGATGACTACACATACTGCGTAGTTCACTACGGACGACCAACATACCTTCATATCTATCCTTGCTGTCATTAGGAAACGCTGTAGCGTCTGGTGCAGGTTCGTAACGACCTGCCATGATTTCATTAAAATACATCTTGGCCAAGCGACGTGCTGTGCCTTTACTATTAGGATCGTTTTCACGATCAATCAGCAAGGTATCTAATACCTTTTCAAAAGCCTCTGCGGCTTCGTTGATTAAGATTTCTTTATCACCTTCGTGTAGGTAATCGCTGATGTTATCTCCGGCCCAAAAGCGTTTCTTATCACGTTTCATATTAAAGCGAATAGCATCTGCCAAGTTTGCTTCTTCGTAACCTTTGTCGCTCATTTTTACAGCGGCATCTTCATATCCAGGATGATATGGTGCTTCTTCTACTAATTTAGAACTAGTTAATGCGTTTTTTAAATCTTCACTTGTAAATGTTGTCAATTCTGTTTCTCCGAGTTAGGGTCGTGGATGACCAGTCTTACTGCTATTATAAGGGTTATTTAGGCAAATGTCAATGGACAATTTGAATATTTCTACAATCTGGATAATCAATTTTTTGACTTTGAGGTTGTACTTTAGGTAATGCTTCAAGTCCTTGCTTACACAATTCTAAACTAGGACAGTAATGCCAACCAAGACCAAACGTCTGTTGAGTTTCCCATGGTGTTAATCGTAAATTTCTACCGTCTGAACGCCAGGCACTTAAAGTCTGATACGTTGTTTCATCATCTAACAATATAGCACCCACTCGTCCAAGGTATAAAGGTTTGGTCCACCCAAAACTTAAACATTGTAGTTGTCCAGGGCGATACATGTTGTGTTCTAGTCGACGAGCACTATCCCAAATCCTAGTACCGTGCAGTTGATATTCACCAGTCCATTCTTCACTGGTCAGCACATAATTGATTTTGAGATGATGCATGAGCATGGGCACACTCAAATAGGTAAACGCTGTAAAGGCCAACATTTGAGGACGGTCATAGCGCAGGCATAACTCTAGGGCATGAGTACATCCATCAGTTAATACCACATAAGGCGCACCAGTATAGTCTGCTAACGCTTGCTCAAAATCAAACAAAGCCTGAAAGCTCATCTGTTATACCAGACCCAGGCATGCTCGATCATATTTTTAAGATCAAACTTGGGTTGCCAACTACTTGCACTCATAAACTTGGCAGCATCGGCAGTTAATATAGCAGGATCGCCTTCACGTTGTGGTCCAATACTATATTCTAGATCTTTACCGGTTACTTTAATTGCACCGTGTAAAATCTGTAGATTACTATAACCTTGATTGGTTCCTAGATTGTAAACATCGCTAGGTATTGCTGTATCCATAGCTAAAATGTGAGCATCGGCTAGATCCTCTACGTGAATATAATCTCTTACACACGTTCCATCTTCTGTATCAAAATCTTTACCGTTAAGTACAAATCCACCTGTGTTATCTTTTATTGCTTCTAATGCTCGAGCAATAATATGTGTGGCCTTGGGTGCTTGACCATGACGTCCTTGACTGTCAGCGCCACAGGCATTGAAATAACGGAATGCCACATAGTCTAATCCATATGCACGATGATAACTTTTAAGTAACCATTCGATCATAAGTTTGCTTTCGCCATACGGACTAATAGGTTCACATGGATCCACTTCTTGGCAAGGAGTCATTATGGGACTTCCGTAAGTGGCTGCGCTACTGGAAAAAATAAATCTTGCACCAAGCTGATTGTCAACAATGTAATCAACAAGAGTTTTAGTTTTTATAAAGTTATTGTAATAATAATCTTCTGGGTTAATTAGACTTGGACCAACCAAACTAGTTCCTGCACAATGAATAACAGCATCCGGTTTGAAGTTTTTAATGGTATCCAAAGCTATTTCACCGACTACATCATCAGTGAGCCACTTAGCACCACAATCTTTAAGATTCTCGCCTGGCGCAACTCGATCAATAGCAAACACACTGTGACCAGCATCTAGCAATTTAAGAACAGTTTCGCCACCAATATATCCAGCACCGCCAGTTACAATAACTCTCATTCTTCAATTTTCCTTACATGATATTTGGGTCGACTCACATGATCACGATATCTATTGCCTGCACGATTCCACTGTTCGCCCTTGCCTTCTAAGATGTCTACAACACGATCTACAGTACCGTCGGTCCAGTCACTAATTAAACCCATGTTGTGATGTGGAGCCTTTAACAAATTATCTAACTTGTGAAAAGCATCGTCGATTGACCAGGGGATATAGAGCCTATTTGGGTCATCGGCAAAGGTTTCTGGGAAACTACGATAAGCAGGATATAGCACATTACAACCAAGAGTATCAGCTTCTGATACTGTGTTAGATACCCAATCTTGTAAAGCACAATTAAAAAGCACACGGCTATCGTTGACCAAATTATAATAATCATTTTTCTTCAAGTCCTTGTAAATTGTAAGTAGTCCGCGAGCTTGTAAATTTCTAGCACGATCTATATACTTCTGATTATTACTACGCAATGGACCGCCTTGGAATATAGCAAACTCTACAGGATATGGCCCTTGAGTTGCCCACATTTCAATCAAGTCCATGTAAAAGTCTGGTTGTTTCTCTTGATCAAACCTAGCGGCAAAGCCCACACGCATCTTGCGTTGGTCAAACGGTTTAATATTTTGCGAGCCACCTATACGCTCTAAAACTTCTTCTTTGCCAAATGCTAATCCTGAAATATTGTAGATTGGAGCCTTCCAGCCTGCAATACGCATATGAGCAACCATCTCTTCGTTAGTGGCTAAGACGCCGCTAACAAAGCAGTTGACCATTTTTTCGTAAGTCGACATCCACTCCGCCATGCCCCAAACGTGTACAAAATCGTCAGGGTCGATAGCCTGTGCAAGGCAACGCACAAATACACGAGGCCTTTGCTCACTTGGAATTTGATCCATAATGTAAGGTAGGCTTTCGATACCCGGTTGAAACATGTCTTCAAAATAGATAACATCTTCATTGGTAACTTCTCCGTTTCTCATCATCTGAACCAGGTTCATCATTTGGCTCATGCTAAAATAACTACGACCGTGGGCGTCTAACACTTGGCCTACACTGATACTTTGAGTATTGTCAATAGTGTTGCCAGGAACATAAACTACATCTAGTCCACGTTGATCAAATACACGACGATTCCATTCAGTAAGTTGTAGAGTGTATCGTGCTTCATACGACTCCAACCCCATGTAGAATAACTTACGCACGGCGGTATCCTGAGAATCTGCGAGTATCTTCTTCCCACATGTTCTTGGCGTTCTTGCCTTGTGTGAACTTGTTGTACTGTTGCCAAGCATAGCTCTTGAAGTTGTACAAGTCTGCTTCGTTGTATCTGTATCCGTAGTCCTTGCAAAATTCCAAGTAGAGTGATAAATCTTCAAATGCTTGTACAGCTCTAGGGTTTACACGATGTTGGGGCTTGCCCATGGTATTTCCTTTATTAAATTACAGTTGAGTGTGTTGGACGAGTAAGGTTATAACTAATGGAGCATCCGTTCTCGCCGTCTTCGGATACTTCAATTACTACAGCACGACCTGGATAACGATCTGCTATTTGTATATATAGGTCGTCTGCAATCATCTCACAACTTTTCCAGTCTAGTTCTAAAACGGAACCCGAATTAGAGTTGTTACTGGAATAGAGATTCTCGAGCCAGCGTTTGAATTGGATGAATTCGATATCTCTGTCGTTATGGAAGACATCGATTGACACCCTGAAATGAAAGATATGGCGATGAGGATTAGCAAGGAACGATACATCATATTCTCCAGCTGTATTTAACTTGGGATCTGTTGCAGCCGCTGGATAGCAATGAATACCTTCCTTACGAAAGGTAACCCATATTTGTCTGTGTGCGGCTTCTTTGATGCGTTCAATAATTTCACGTTCTGCTTGTATCATTTTTGCAATAGTTCCATAGTTACAATTTTACCAATAGATTCTGCTAAGTTTTCTTCGCTGGTCACAATATGAAGTTTGGTAATGTTGTTATCCTTCTTGTGATCGTACCAGCGTGTTTCGACTACTGTACCGCCTGACACCATTTGCACTCTAAAAGTGATAGGATCTGGCAAATCAATACCGTTAATGCTATCATCTACAAGGCCAATGGAGATATCTCGTAGGTCGCGATTGTAATCCCAACCCCACTTCATCATCTTTTCCCAAATCATTCTAATCATTGTATTATCTCGTCCTTGGTATATTTAGACCAGTCAGTAAACACCTCACGTTTTTGTAAGTCGTGTAACGAGTGGCACCAGACGCCTGGGTTTGTTGCTGCAAAGTCTTTGTCATCAATTTTAAGAGTAGCATTGTATCCAAGTTGTTTAATGTAAGGAAGTTTAACGGAAATCATTGGGATAAAGTTGTGAAACTCTACTAGTGCTGATTCAAGCAAGCCTTCAACTTGATCAACATCTAAGTCAAGTGTACATAACCAACCAGCTTCTAAACAGTCTTGTACCATGACTTCCCAATCTTGCCATCCATCTGCATCGTTGGTTGCTAACCCAGGAAAACTTTGATTGGCACCAAAATAGATATGCTCGCAATCATTGTTCTTGGCTTCTTGTTGAATAATCTGCGAATCTTGTACACCTACTACAAACAATGTTCGACGCCCAAACGCAGGAGTGTGTTCTACTTCGGTTCCTATAAAGAAACTTACTTCTTCGTGTCCAGCTCTAATCATTTTGTTCCGTATTATAATGGATTGAGGGTTGATGATCTTGTTTAAGTATAACAATTTGTTGCTTTAATTGCAACCGTTGTTTCTTCAAATCGTTTATTTCAACGTCGTTGAATACTCCGGTGCTTTCCAAACCATCAATTCTTTTGTTGAGTGCTTGGTGTGCTTCTTCCAAATGTTTAATTCTTTTTTCCCAGGACATTAGGCCTCCAGTTTATCTAATTTAGACTCGTCAAATTCTACTTCGTCTTCGCTTTCGCTGTTTGCAATATCTTCTTCAAACAAGGCATTAAATTGGCTGTGTGCATTTTTGGCCTTCTTGCCTTTGAATCCACGAGTACCGATAATGTCCATCCAATAACGGTCGTAGTGTTCGATGATAGCGTCGGCTTCCGCACGGTCCGGTGTGGCAAAGATAGCATCTACAATGTCTTTAAATCGAGCATGATCACCATTTTGGTGCCACATCATAGCAGGGAACGATCCGTTATCGTATTCACGGTTGGCACGTTGTACCGCTTCTAAGTGCATCCAAACATTATGCCCCATTAACAATGCATAGCTAAACGAATCCCACGATGTCTTGCCTTCCTTGCCAATTTTGTTAAGCATACCGGGTTGATAGTAGCAAACATCTTTCATTTGTAATTGCAGACTAATTGGACTTTCGTCAAAGTGATCAACTAGGCCATCTGCTACAACTGCTTGTCCATATGGGCGAGTGTCTGTACTATACTTCTTGTCATCGGCAATAGGACTCATACGATAACACCATTTGTCGTTGTGTGGAAGGTCAATATGATGATACACCTGTCCGTTAGCAGTAGCTAGGAATGGGCTTGCACAGTCAAACGAGATAGTAAAACTTGGATTAACATACTTACGCACGGCTCTTTGAATGTCTGTAAGTAATACTGCCCATTCTAATTTACTTGTGCCCAAGAAGTGCATCCAATCGTGTACACCTTCTTGTAACAAGTTATCGTGTCGTAATGCCACTAAACGTTTTAATACCAAGTGGACATCACACATGTTCTGCCCACCCATACTCCAACCATCAAAGTGCGTGTCAGGATACACAGTGGGATCACAATAGTGTTTCATAGTGTCGTACCAACGGTCTGCATCGGCATGATTAGCACCTTGTAAAACATTAAGCACTTTCATACCACCATTCTTGGCACCTTTGCGATAACGCATATAGTAGTCATTGTTATACTTGGTAGCCGCTACGGCTTCTTCTAATGTAGTAATTCCACACTTGTCGCTGGCATTTTTGTCATGTATAACCCAAGTTGGTATGTCTAAGGTCATGCCATAATCAGCAACACCATCTAACCATTTAAGTACCGCTTCACGCTTCTTCTGTGCGGCGTCTAACAGATTTTGATAGTTTTTAACATGGTCAATTTTAGCATACTTTTTGTTGCCATTCTTGTCGTGCTTGGGTGTACCATCTGGTTTAAGATCTAATATATGCTCAACACCTTTGGCCTTAAGTTCGGCCATCTTGGACAAAACTTCTGGGCTGGTCGGGTCGCGCCATTCACCTTCCCACAGGCCTTTAGCGATCTGGAATCCGCCCGAGTCACCTAGCATTACTGTGCCAGGCTCACGACTACGAACCATATCCTCAGACCAATCTTGCTTGTTCAAATCTAAGTTGGCATGACCACCTGAGTATAGACTCCACTTGTATGGAAATAGACCTTTGCTACTGTTAAGCCAGTTCATCATTTCCATGTCCTGCATACCTGCTGGCATGCGAGTCTTGGGGTCTACATAAGGGCCGTTTACAGGATCTCGTTGTTTACCTATGTAAGTAGCATAGAACCCACTGATAGCCGGTAGGAATACCGCATAGTCGTTTTGTTTTACGGTTAGATTATCTTGGGTCATTGTCAGAGAATTTACCTGCAAGTTTACCAATGGCTCCTGCCAAGGCAATGATTAATATAAACAAAGCCACAACCTCAATGAGTACTAAAATTACTGCAATCATTTAGATTGTGCTGGAAGAATATAGTTGTAAGTAGCAAGACCAGAATCAACGGTGATCATTGCTGCACCATCGTCACTAATCTTAAATGTTTTATCACCAGTCAGATCAAGAATACTGATCACAGTCTTGATAGGCCAAGACCAAGCACGTTTAAGTGTGCCTTCTACTCCAGGGTGGAATACAAAGTTACCTGCGTGGGTCGAATGATCACCAAAGAAAAACTTCAAATCGCCGTTTTCTGTTTTGGCTTGAAAGTTAACTTCTTCGGCATTGGCTTGTGCTTGCATTTTAAGACGTTGAATACTAGCGATAGTTGGCTCAAACTCAATGTTCCAGTTTACACCTTTGAACTTGACTGTTTTAAGTTTTTCGTTAACAATTTCACTAGCCATAAAACGATAGTTGTTTTTAAAGTCGCCAGCGGCATTTTTAAAGTTAATGCCATCTGGTGCGCCTGTGTCTTTCTTTGTGAGACTTAATTCGGCATTTTCTTTGTACTCTTGTAAGTTCAAAAGAATTTTTAATTTGCTCAAATTAGGCATACCAAAGTTGCCAATGAAGTCTGCTACTGGCCCAGCGTATGCCCCTTCTACTACTACGCTACGATCTTCAGCTAGTCCAGAAATAACGGTTTCTTTGTCTGTGCCGGTAATTTTGACCAGGTCAATAACGCCCAGGTCATGTGTGTGTTCTACTAAGTCTAATAAATGGTCTCTCATATGTAATTCTCCTTAAAGTTAATTGTACAGGGTTTATTTAGATTTTGCAATGGGTTAGAGCAGATTTTCTTTGCCACTTTTAATAATTAGATCCACTAATTGTTCTTTGTTGTACTTTGCTATAGCTTCTACGTTGGCCATATTAAATTCTCTAGCCAGTGACCGTAAACGATGCATCTCGATTGCTTCAGGTTTGGCACTGGGTGTGGCTAATAATTGACCGCCTCGTAAACTGGTTAGCTCTCCGGGTTTTTTTAGTTCGACCCAGGTATTAGCTGGGTTGATTGTAATAGTATGTAAAAATTCATATCCAGTCTGTCGAGCAATATCTCGTACCATATGCCCGGGAGTATACGTACAGAAATTTGTTTCGACTAATACTACCGCTTGCCAATAATCACAGTCATTATAAGTCATAACTACGCACCCTCCTGGCTGTAATTTTTTATATATTTCAGTAAGGTATTTTTTAATAACTTCTAACGGACAATAATTAAAAAAATTATATACCAGTGCTATACCAAATTGATTGTTGGGCAATGCTTCTAAAATTTCTGTGTTAATATCTTCCTTGACCACATACACACATAGACGATTTTGATAAACCGGGTTAAATCCGTTTAGAACGGGTTCTATTAGATCACTGCGCCGATCTACTAGATATAGTGGATCACTATCAACCATTTGGTTAATAAGAGTTTCACGCCCGGGCCGTATAATCAGACCAGGTCGTTGCCAACTTGTGTATAGTGATACCCTAGAATGAAAAAGTTCTTGCTCTTCAGCAGTTAAACTTAGTCTGCGTTCTAGTATAGTTTGACTAAGGTCTAATGCAATTTTGATTTGATATTGTTTACGACTTTCTTCAAACCAGAATTTTTCATCCTCGGCAATAGTTGAATTAATATCCCTTCTGAGTGCAGCAAACTCTTGTTCAAACTTTTGAAAATTTTCTATAATGATGCCTTGGCGAGCTTTTAAAATTTCTAAGTGTTGATTGACATTTTCTCCTTGGCTTTCGATAGCATTCAATACGTTTTCAATTTCGATGTTGGCTTGAGTTTTAATAGGAGTAATTGCCAAAGAGTCAAGATGATTACGAAACGCTACTAGATCACTTAGTTTCATATTACCACTCAAATAAAGTTTGGAATGTGTTTTCTGTGTTAGTAGCTGATGCTAAATCCCATTCTAATACACTCAATAGATTATCTAACTTTTGATCTACTACTGTAGCTTCCATTTCACTATCAGCAAACGGAAGTTCTTTAAACCATTGTGGTAAGTGAGTTTCGTCTGTGGGGTATCCAATACTGGTCCAGCCTAGGGGATTAGATTTAAGTTTGCATACAATGGTCTTCATGCCATCCACGATCTGCATACTGTACTTGTCACTGTTCATCTTGCGTAGATTGTTCCAGTTGATTGCCGCACGAACATGTCCTGGCATGTTGGCTTTGCCCAGGCGTTCTTCTTCTTTGGCATACTTGGTCAAATTGTTTACACGCTTGGGTGACCCTTTTTCCCAACCTGGGCGCTCTTTGAAAATATATTTAAACTCACGGATTTTTTCAATAATTTGTTCGCGAGTAGCACCAATCAACACATCGTTGAGAATCTCACTTAAGAATTCTTGAATAACCTTAGGAGTGTCACTGCGTTTCAGATCAAGGCCCATGGCTTTTACTTTGCCTGGACTACCATGTGTGTCTATACGTTTGTTTTCTTTGTCGTAGTACATGACCGCATAACGTTTCTTGGTAATGAACAAACCTTTGCTGGCAACAATCTCTCGACCGCCTTTGATCACTTCGCCCATTTCTCTTGGCACATGGAATGCCTGTTCCATAAAACCTGGAAAACTTTCATTTACTTGATCAGCAATACTATTGTACAGTTGTACAGCAATCTCTCGATTCCAGCTCATGTTGCCTGCTTCTATTTCTTTTTGTAGCACAGGGTATGCAGTAAAATAGCACGAGTCTGTATCACCATAAATGATTGCCTCGCCCACGTGATCATACACACCGGTGATACATTCGTTTACATAAGCATCCATGTGTTTGGCAATAGCACGACCTGTTAGTGTGGTAGATTGTCCAATACGCTTATCAAAAAAGCGGCAACCAGGGTTAAGGATAGCACCATACAAGCTATTAAGGTTGATCTTCTTGACCAGTTGTCGTTTGTCCCAATATTCTTCGTCGTCTGCATTTGTACATTCTTTAAGTTTGGCCTGCATTTCTTTACGCTCGGCGTACCAGCGTTTTAACAACCCAGGAATGACAGCTTCTTTCTCAAAGGTAAAGATTGTGCCATTTGCACTCAGCATCCAAGGATTGTTGTTGTCAAATATAATTTTCCACACATCAGCAGCACTGTGTACTGACTCTTCACCATCTTTCCAGTCTATGGTAATTTCTGTGCCGACCTCAGTATGCATAACTGCTTCGTACTCTAGCGACCCAAACAAGCCTTCCCATGCTCCAGCAAAACTACTACCGTTACGCATTTTATCGCTGATATAACGTTCGGTCATTACAGGTCTAAGTTGCCCTACAATTGTTTCTGGCCCCATATTCAATGCACGAATTGCTGATGGATACAGTGAGTTAATGTCTATTGACCCTACATACTCATGAATGCCTTTTTTAGGAAATGCAACATACGCACCTGCAGCCGCAGTATCATCATCACTATAACGTTCTTTACGATTGGGCACAACCATGCCACGTTCGTGTGCTTCGTTAATAATGGCCTGTTCAGTTACAGCCACAGCACCCATTGTGGTTTGTAGTAGCACAGTATTCTCATGTGCTAGAGTATTGGCGAGGTCTAAGAATTTTAGTTTCTTGTCCAGCTTGGCCAGAATCATTGTATCTTGTCTGTTGTATTCAATAAACTTTTTGAAGTTTTGATTGTACAGTTGATCTAAGGTACCTTCAAACACTGTCTTGGTTTCTTGGAGCTCGTATTCAGCAATAGCATCCAAACTATAACTATGACGTTCTTCGTATGTGTACTTGCGATACAGTTGCATATAGTCCATGTGTACACGACCAATCAAGTCATAGGTTTCGTTCTCTGCACCAAAACGTTCAAACATACGCTTCTTAGGATACTGATTCCATAAACAGAATCTGCGTGTATCATCTTTGCTCAGAATGCGAGTAACACGATTTACTGTATAGGGTATATCATAGCCTTCACTGTTCCAACCTGAAATTGCATCTGCATCTTCGATTAAATCCAAGAATGTTTTTAACATTTCATCCTCACGTTCAAAGATGATACAGTTTTCAAACTCTCGAGCAATTTCGTCTGCAGTCTCACGACTCATGTGTTTAGGCGGAACAACCAGGGTGACCATTTGCTCTAGCCATTGTAGATAAACACTAATAGCCGTAATAGCATTAAATGGATCTGTTGTTGGGCTGAATCCACGTTCTGGGTCAAAGTCTACCTCAATGTCAAAGAATGCTACGTTTAACTTGGGACCGTCTTGACCTTTATAGTTGTCTTCTAAACAACGAAAAATTGGATTAATGTCCGACTCATACAGTTGCTTGCCCGACTGTATGCGAATTTCTTTGCGAAACTCTTTGTTGTTGCGTGTGCTGAATCTGCTAACCGGGGTGCCAAATAGGCTTAGGAATTTACCACGAGGATCCTCGTAATAAAAAATGTAGTTGGCCGGATATTCTTGATAGCATCGACGACCATCTCTCCGTTCAACTACATGTATGCGATCGTGTTCGCGATCGAAAAGTGCATCTATATAACTCAAATTTTTCTCCGTTTATGGCCGGTTAGCCATGATTCATGCTCGTAGTGTGAGCGACTCATACTACTACTTATAATGTTTTGCCTACAGTGACCAAAATTTGTTCAAGCAATTCGTGATCCTGTTGTTCACGACCGAATTCAGATTTGTGTGCTAACTTGATTGCCTTTTTAAGAATGTTTGGTTTGATATCTAATTCTTCTGCAATGGCCTTGACAGTATCGTTAAGTCCGCCTGTGAGTGTTTCAATTTCGTGCATGACCTGCATGCCTTCGTTGATTACTTGATTAAGTTTGTTAGTTTGGTCTGCTGAAAATACGCGATTGTTTGACATATAAATCTCCTGAGTAAGTTTTACTATTATACAGTATTATTTAGAAAAAGCAAGAGTATTTTGGTAAAGCTCACTTTAAGTTACCATTCCGGGGCACGACTCCCATAATAACTAGCCCAGCAGCCGGGCATACACCAGTAACCATAAGGTCCTAAGGTAGTGTATTCTATTTCACGCCAATGATCATATAACGTGTGTATTCTGTTTGGGGATCTTTAAGTTGTATACTACCGTGATATATGACTTGACTTAAAGGATATCTGCGTTGTATATCTTGAGCACTGTGATATTCAACACCAGGATCTTGATTTCGGGCCTGCATTGCAACCAATGTTCCTTTGGGTATATGTTCAAACCATTCCTTTTGATGCATTTCGGTTAGACTGGTATTGACCACTACACCTGCACTACCTAACTGTCGGTAGTCTAACTTATTAGCGTCGGCCAACATGTATTTGACGTTTGTAGCACCAACTCGATCTAGAATACTTTGACTAGTGTCTAACATTTCTACATTAATTTCTACATTAATAATTTGGTCCACATCAACAGTAGGTTGTAGCTTCATATACACAGCTAAATTGCCATACCATGATCCTAAGATATACATGGTGGTGTAGTGCTGTTGTATTTTTTCTAGTTCTTGTAGCAACCAAACTTTACTGGCTATGAGATCACGGGTAAAACTGCCCGCTAGACTATAGCCGCTAGATTCTGCTAACTCAGACTGGTGCGTAAGGATTTCTTGGGTAATCACTACTGTTGTCCTCAGGGTATACTGGGTATTGATTTTCTTCCATATGCTTACTTACCGTCCACATGAAGTTGACTACCATTATTAAAACTTGGGCTAAATGGACTTTGTGCAACACGTCCACCTTTGCTTTGACTCCAGGCATAACCAGCACGATGACCTGAGCAGTCTTTGGTGCATGGGCTACCTAAGAAACTCAGTTCGTTTAATTCATCTTTGAGCCAAGTACCAGCAAAGGCTTGACATAGTGCTTGTATTTTTTTATTGCCGGTAATTTCTAAGTGGTATGTTTTGTCGCCAGCTTCAGTCTGTTGGCTAGGATCTCTGTAACCAGCGTAAACTTTATGCACTGGTGTACTATTAATCAAATCTTGGCAACTCGATCCTACACGATCTAGCATGGGCTCGGTGCAAGGACTACAGGTGGTTAGGATAATACTACCTTCGGGTATCTCACCAAAACGATCGTGATAAGCATCTATTGCGGCCCGTTCACCATGCACATCACCTTGATTGTTACGATAATTTAATGCAGCCACACAGTTGTTGTCAGGATCTAATACAGCTGCGGCTACCATGCCATATTCTGCAGGATCTCGTTTTTGACCTTGGATTACCATTTCACAAAGACGTACTAGAATATTGTCTAGTTTGTCATGATTGCGAATTTCAAAGTCGCTAGCCCGCATTAGGCACCAAGAATTTGTCGAACTTGATTGACATAAGCACTAACATCACTGGTGCCAATTTCATCTACATCGCCTACATTGTAAGCAACTTCTTCCGCGGCTTGCATAACTTTTTGTGGACCAAACTGTTTTAACAAGTCTGTATGTGCAACCATGATACGATTAAGGATAGCACGTTCTACTCCAGAGTTATCTTGTTCTTCTTTAATGCCGACTGGCTTACCGCCTATTGCTGCACCTGCACGGCCTGTGCGACTTGGCTTCATCTTATCACCACCACCGCCGATGTGGCGACTGGCCAAACTTAGTCCTGGACGGCGTGGCCCTTTTTGTGGTTTACCGTAGGTAATCTTACCACCGGCTTTGACAAAATCATCGACCTCGTCTTCACCAAGTTCCATATCACGCTTGTCTTTGGCACGTTTACGAGCATAGTCAGTTTGTGGGTTACGTGGCAATGGCTTTACTGGACGACCAGCATCTACATCACGCTCACGAGCACGACGTTTTTGATAATCTGTTTGTGCTTCATCAATACTACCACGTGATTGTTTTAATCTATCAATGGCATCTTCAAATTCCATAGCAAGTTGATCTGCGGGCAAACTGTGCCAGTAATCAACTGCCGCAGGAAGATCATAACTTTCTGGATCTTCGTCTTGGTATAGTTTGGTATAGATAGCTTCAAGTTTTTGTATTACAGCATTACGATTCATTGGTTGTTGCCCCTCCGCTACAGCTTTTTCTTTAATATTGTCAAAGTAGTATTCACTACTAGCAAATCCTAAACCGTGTACCTTGGCATAACTCTTGCCGGCTGTGTGTGTCTTAAAACGCTTCTTGATTTGTCGAGTCTCTGGATCATACACAATCCAACTGCCTGTGTCTTCGGTTACGCCTGCTTGCCGCTCTTTACGAGCAATCTTACGCTTTGCAAGACTTACTTGCTGTGCTGGTACAGCTTGTTGAATCCACTCTTTACTACCTGTAGTAGGATTAGGATTGTCTGCTTGCATTGCGGCAACTTGTGCGCCACGCTTGTCTGCATAACTTTTTAATGTGCTGGCATCAAGTTCGTCTACTTGTTTTATTTCTTTACCACTTTCTTTAAATTTTGATCCGCAATTTCTGCAACTTACATGCTGAGTGCGTTCTTCCCATGATAAATCATGTTGATGACATTTGGGACATTCTGCGTCGCCCAATGAGGCAGTATTAAAATCCTCATCTACTGACTTAGGCTTCTTGCCAGCTTTTTTCATAGCGATTGCAATAGCGGCCTGCTGTGCTGGCGACCCTGCTTCCGCTACATCTTTTTTGCCAGTCATTAAATCTTTATGTGCCTGTGCTTTTGCTGCCTTGCGCCACTCTTTTCTATCTTCTTTGTTTTTTCTAGCAAATTTTGCACCTTGATGTAGAGCCAAATAATCATCGGCGTCTTTGTCATATTTTGGTATGGTGGTCATACTTTTTGGATAATCCCACTTGCCTTCATCAAGATTTAGCGGCATCAGTGTAATCTTGTCTGCTTTTTCTTTGTTGCCTTCACGGTATAACTTCTGTTTCCAGTTATCGTGGAAGCGACGAGCTTGTTCATAGTAGTCAAACTTTTTAACTGGCTTGCCAGCCAAACATACAGCATATGGCTCTACCTTATTAAAGTCCTGCCAACCTTCCATGGTATCTTCTTCGTCGTACCAATCATCTTCATCTTGATCATCAGCATATTGATTGTATTCAACATCTGATAAGTGCATACTGTGTTTACCATGATTGTATAAGTCAACAATAACAAACTTACCACTTGGGCTAAACTCATAAATCTCACCTGTAGCACCTTCAAATTCGTTGGGTGCCGTGACCACAATAGGATCACCTTGATGTAACTGTTGACTTTCGTCTAATTTGTTGGGATTTTTTTTTTGAGCTTGTGCTTTTAATACAGCTTCACGACGGGCAACATCACTGAGATGTGTTACTTCACCGCGTGGATCCACAGGCTTGCCAGATTTAGCCTTGGGAGTTTCTTTCCATGGAGTTTCTGTTTGCCATGCACCATCCTTACCTTCGTATGTTGGGCCTTCTTTACCAGGACCACCTTTGCCAGCTAACCACTTGGCGGCATTCTTAACTGTGCTTGCTACTTTGCCTGCAGGAGTACTAGGAGTTGCACGAGCCATCTTTTCTGTTCGATTAACAATGTCTTGCCCAATTCCAACTTCGTCTAAAGGACCGTTGATGCTGTCCCAGAATTCGCCCATTTCAACTGGATCCCATCCCCATTCGCTTACACAATGATTGATAAACTCGTCGCGTTCCATACGTTCACACATATCCCACAGCATGTCTTTCATTGCGCCTTCGTTAACATTCTCTTCCCCTAAACCGCCATAACCCATGCCTTCATCTTTGATTTTGAAATAACTGTCACGTTCAGCTTTAACTTTTTGGAATTCTTTGACCAATGCAGCCTTGTGTTCAGGATCTTTAACCTGTTTTGCACGAGCAACCAAGTCGTCCATTTTCATAGCCAAGTCGTCAATGCGACGTTGTTCTAATTGGTCAACAGCACCTTCTGCAAGGCGTCGTTCATAATCGTTGTTGAATAGGTCTAATGCAAACATTTTTATCGTTCTTCCATGTAATCTTGTGACTCGTCGGATTTACGACGGTGATGTGCAAACATTTCCACGGCCATTTGGGCTTGGTCAAGGTTTTTAAATCTAGTAGGTAAGCTACGTCCAGCACGGCGAACTTCAAATCCGTCACGCTCGTTACCATGCATTTCCCATAGACCACATTCGTTAGTTAAAGTTTTAACTGGTGCCGATTCTGTTTGTGGTTCTGGTGCATCATACGGGCTTTCGCCACGTTGATAAGCATAGTCGCTAGGTAAGTCTTGTTGATCGTCTTCGTTATCTTCGCCTTCTTCAACGTCAGAGTCAAATTCTGGAGGATCAATTTCGTGATCATCTTTAGCAACGAGATCTCGATCTTGCTTGTCTTTTTGCTTGATATCACTGTCGCCGTTTTTCTTTTCTTTAATATCAGAATCTTCAATTTTATCTTCTACACTTTTAATAAAGTCTGTAAATGATTTTTTAACTTTATCTAATACATCTTCGGCTACTTCATCTTCTCGGATGCTTTCTTCACAGCCACCTACAGCATAACCTGACATAGGATTCTTTTCGCTAGGGTCACCGCCTAGGATTTTTTGTGTTTTGGCTTTGAACAGTGCAGGCATTTGCGGCACTGATTGTTGTTGTGCGTTAAGACCTTTTTTCACAGTGGTAGGAGTAAGGCGTCCTTCAAGGATAGCCAACTTCTCTACAATAGTGTAAATGTTGTTATGGTCTTGTGCCATTGATCATGCCCTTGCGTCTTTCAAATAACTCCGTAATTGCCATCTGTACTTGCCATGAGCACTTTGGCGCTCAGCAGCAAAATTGGCTACATCCTCACGACCTTCTGCTGTACTAGCATCAAAAACTTGTTTGCTTAGATCAATCATGGTCTGTGTATCTGCGAGTAATTCTTCTAACATTAAACGGGCACGAGGAACCTTGGTCTGGTCCTGTATTTGTGTTAATTCATGAAAGCGTGAGAGGCTTCCAGGTGCGTATTCTTCTGTGGTACGAATATATTCAGCGATAGGATCTACTGCTCCAAATGCATCTTCATAGATGTTGCTGAAAAATTCGTGTAATTCGCCGAAGTCTGGACCTTCGACGTTCCAATGAAAATAGTGTGCTTTTAAGTAATAAGCAAAAGTTGATGCCAAATAAGTTTTCAATAAATCAGCTAGCACGGCGTTTCTTTCCTTTTTTCATATAGGCAGGTGTATTTGGATACGGATCCGCGCTATTCATGTATTTACCAGAAAAGAAAGATCCGCCATTTCTTGTGATCAACTCACCTAGTGGCTGTGCTACTGTGGCTATACTACCACTGGTAGTGCTACACGTACTGGCTTCTTCCACAATAAATTCATTGGCTCTCATTGTTTTTCCTTAAAATACTAAACTTGTTATTGTATATTCTTACTTTATTATCTGTAATTCTACCGGGCCCACGTGTAACACGATAATTTTCAACTTTTAATCTGGCTGTTTTGGGTCCAACCAATTCATATTTTATTACATAATCTCCTGGCTCACCGTTGATCTGTATCATTTCTTCAAGATACTGGTCATCTGGAGTGCGCCACTTGCGTTCACCAAACAGCTCATCATTGACATACACACGATAAATGGGATTTTCATCTGCCCAGTCACAGTATACATCAGTCATCACACGAACAAATTGTTTGGTCATGCTGTATTTAGCGGGGTTTATTTCGCCAGTAGGTAACCGAGTACAGTTATTTTATTTCTTTTACTGAACCCACGTGCCAGTCTTGTACACCATATTGTGCTTTCATTAACTGACGGGCTAGTTGTGCGTTGGGTGCTGTAACAGTAACATCAATACGGCCAACATAGCCTGGTTGCCGAATCTGTACAGGAGCAGTCCATAGTTTAGCAGCCACGGCTGTGTTTTGATTTTTAGCTTCCAATATTTCGTAGAATCTCATCGGCCTGTCCACTTTGCTATCATGCTTGCTTGGCTGGTATACATACCAGTGCCATGACGTCCACTACGCATGCTGTGTGTTCCTGGTTTTACAGGAAACGTATATCTTGTCCAGTCTTTAGCTTGTGATATAATTTTATCACCCGGACGGGGTTTGTATTTTTCAGTGCGTTCCATGTTGTAGCCCATGACTTCAACTCCGGGGATACTGTTCAACATTAACCACATGCGTTGTCCATGCTTGGTCTGTGTATCGCCAGCTTCTAAAGTAAGTCGTAATATGCTTAGAGCAATACCATACAAGGCTTTGCCCAGGCCACGACTACGGTATTTGGGATCAACAGCCACAGTGCTAACTCTCCAAGCGTCAGTTTCATCACGGGTATAAAACAAATCAAGTTCTGCAGCTAGTGTATCGCCATCAAAGATCATGATTTCTAAATCTTCTGCGTTGGGTTTGCCCACAGCATAGGTAAATCCGCTACCACCAGGCAACTCTTTTTTCTTTACCGCATACTTGGGCGGAGTAATAGTATCAGCATCTCCAAAATCACCTTGTGGTATCTTGGCTATTTCCATTAGGCCAGTCGCACGACGCAATCTTAAATCAAAGTCCACATCCGACTCGTAGTTGTGAATAAACCGTTCATAGTACTGTCGTGCCAATGCCGGTGTATCGGCTTCAAATCGATCTACAATTGCCTTACCGTTGGCAGGACGATCAGCGTGATAGATCTCATAACCTTTGTTAAGTCTATCACGCACACGAGCCATATGGTCGAGTCTACGGTCTACATGCTTGCCGGCGCGGCTTAAATAACTACGGCGTAGATCGTCGCTTATTTCAAATAGATCAGGATCAAAATCATCAGCACTGATAAAGTAAGTAGTACCATCACGATGCTGTAGTTGAACCGCATCATCTTCTGACTCAACTTGATGTATGCTCCATCCTAAGCTGTTTAATACGTGTTCAATTTGAGGTTGTCGATCCGTGGCATTCCACCAGCGATTGGCCAGCACTACTAACTGATCTGGAACATCATCGTTGTCATCACGCTCAGGACTGGGTGCAAATTCTCTTAATCTCATAAACTGTAAGGATCCATAATAACCAAGTGTCCGTTGTTGCGGCGGCGTATGTTTTCAATCATGCTCAAATCCAAGGATGCAGATCCGCCCAGGTGATCTTCAAGATCTTGGGTGGCCATGACAAGTCCGTCAACTTCACCTGAGTCTAGTGATTTTGGCAGGGATCGATTTTGTTGGAATGCGTGTATTGCTTGCTCACCGCGAGGCACTGCTTTCATTAGGTCTTCTATATATTCTAGCACTTCTTCTTCGTCGGATATGTATGTTAAGTATTCCTGTTCATACACAAAATAAGTTTCATCGCCCACTGGAAATTCACCAGTGTTGTATATGCGTGGGTAGTAGGGATTGCGTTGATTGGCCACAAAGAACTTGACATACTGTCGGACAACATCTTCACGGTGGGTATCACCAAGACCTACTACTTTGACCACAGTACCACGAGGACTTTCAAATGCTATTTGATCACGTCCTTCGCCGGCAACTTGATAGCCACGTTTAATAAAGTGTTGCTGTAAGGCATCACTTACATTGAGTTCGTCAGGATAGTTGAGCTCATCTAACTTGGTTTCCCATACTTCTTTTCCTTGCCAAAATGATTTGCCGTTGTCAGTTTGAGCAAGACTCGGAACAATACGTCCAAGTGTTTCTTTAGCAAAATCATACATTATAGTGGCAATACCTTGCCCACGAAAACGATCGTCTACGTATAAATCATCGCCCTCCCACTCATTGCCAATGCTACGAAAATTTACAGAACCCATTTCTCTACCACCGGCGTCGAGTGCTTTGACCCATAATCTTTTATCTTTGGAAGTTGGATAGGTTTTATGAAATTCATACTCAATGGTAATGCCGTCTCGATTGACACGGTTTTTAAATTCAGTTATGAATTCTTTAAATCTCATTAGCAGTTCCAACGACGACGTGCTTTGCAAATAGCTTTGTCTGGAGTCTTAGCACAGCTAATATTGTGCATGTTCATTTGACCACGGCTACGTGAGCAATAACTCTTACGACGTTTACTTGCTTTGCTGCCTTTTTTAAGTTTACTAGGCTTAGTAGTTACAGCAGTCTTTAATTTTGAGCCTGGGTGTTCACGACGATAAGCACTAACAGCTTTCTTACTCATGCCATCTGTTTTGTCTTTTTTATTAACTTTTTGCCAGTCTTCGTTAAGCTGTGAAGTTACAGCAAATGCATATAATTCATCTTCTGTTAATGACTCTAAGTCTTTCCAGATTACGTCTGCATCTACGCCATTATGATCAGCAATTTGATTGATAATAGACTCGATAAGATCAAATTCTTCATCTAGTTCTTGATTTTCTTTTTTTATACAATTACGCACTGGTCCGTTCTTGCCCTTCTTAGTACCACTAGCTTCGTATCCAGGCCAGCACTTAGTAACACCATTGGCGTCCTTTTGACCTTTTTTAATTTCTGTTATAAATTCACTAGCTTTCATTTTTTCTTTCCCTTACGCATATTTAACTGCCAACGGATTAATTCACCTTTACGACCTTTGGCATGTTTGTTTTGTTCTAACCAGCTAATACTAGCACCTTTGGGTATTCCGTGACGAGCACTATCGCCCTTATCTTGTGGATTGCGCCCATCAGCAAAATTTTCTTCTAAATTGGCTACGCTACGCAGGTATATGTCTGCATCAGGGTTTTGACGCTCAAGATTATCTTGCACTACATTGGCTTGGTTGTAACTGGCATTTGTCATATTATGAATAACCCGGCCAGTTATGCGATCTACAAATTCCCAATTACGTGGAACTTCTGTAGCATCTACTGGAGCAGGTTCGGCAAAGTTTTGTGCTACATTGGGCCCAACATCTTGAACACCCGATTGATCAACTCTACGCATACCTACACTGGCATCAGGATGTCCGTATCTACGAACAATATCTTGACGAACTGCATTAGCCTGCATACGGCTAGCATCATTTACACGATCAATCACATTGCCTGTTTCTGTGCGATAAAATTCCCACTCGCCACGTTCGGTATTTTGTAAGGTTGCTTGTAAGTCTGTACTGTCTTGGCGATCATCTGCACTTTGTGGTTTTTCAGCTGTTTGTGGACGTATTTCTAAATCATCTGCATTCTTAAAGTCGTGCAGCACAGCTACTTTCTTTAATAATTGTTGTGCTGATTCTTTATCAACATGTAAGATATTATCAATTACACGGCCTGTTGGCTTGTAAATAACATCCCAGTCAGCTTTTTCTTTTGGTTTAACAATACGCTTGGCCAACTTGGCACGTGGTGTCATAGTTGCTGGATCTTCGTAAGGACGAACTTGAAAGCCGATACCTTGATCCACATACTTGTCATACACTTGATCGGCAACTTCGCCTTTGCTCTTGCCTTTGACTATTTCAAGTGTCTTACCAGTTTTAACATCGTAGACTTCCCACGATTGCTCGCCCATGTTAACCAACTGATATTCACCCGAGTCAAGAGCTTCACGACCATACTTGCTCCATACAGCATTTTTAACTTGATCTTCTTCGTAACCATTCCACTCACCGCCCGGAACTGGTTCCCAGCGGCCGTCAACATTTTGATACAGTTTCCAACGTTGATTCATTTTCTTTTCTGTACCAATAGCCTTCTCAGCCCAACGCTTTTTAAGTTGTTCAGCATCGAGTTCGCCTGCAGTAAATTGGCTAAACAATGCTAGTTGATCATCGCCGTTGGGGGCAATTAACTTGTATAATTTCTTGGCATATTCTCTGCGTTCAGCACTAGGGTCAGCGGCAATTTGCATAGCCCGAGCATAACGCAACATAGTACTGGATAATTTTTCAGGGTCTGCTGACTCTTCAGCCAACCAATCACCGCCGGCACTACGGAATTCAATATAACCGTCTTGGATGTGAGCACTGGTATACTTGCTGTCGCCAACACCTTTTTGTATTTCTCTGTTGGCCAACTCGATCAAGTTACCACGCATGAGTTCCATAGCATTGGTAACATTGGCCGCATAACGGGCATTACTGTTGCCTACATTCTGACGCAGTTTTTTCATGGCACTAGCACAATAGGTATTGGCTTCACGGCCAAACTGTTGTAGTACATACTCGTCACCTAGGAACAAGATTAATTTAACATAGTCGACATCGCCGCCTTTGTAGGGAACACTAACACCCATGTGTAGTCCAGTTGAACTGTTGGTGTAAGCATTGCCTTCATCACTGTTGGCCCAGTCGCACACCTCTTGTAGTTTGTTTAATGCTACCAATAGTGGCATTGGTGGGCTTACAATTTCTAACCCAAAATCATCTGAATCATCTGGTTGTAAACTGGTGTCTGGCTCCACAATCCATAGGCCTTCTTTGCGTGTAGTACCGTGATAGCCACTACTTGCTTTAACTGGCATGTCTACAGCTTTGTTTAAGCTGTCGCTAATCTCTTCCCAATCACGCGATCCATCATTATGGCCGCCACCAGTCATATATGGCCACTCTGCATCATAATTATTGGATACATCACTCATCCAACGCAGTCCAGTATCATCAAAGAATCCTGAGTCATCATCTAGACTGTAATTGTCACGGAAATCGTCTAGTGCAGCATCCCAGATTGCACCTTGTTTACGCACCTCATCTGCTACTAAATCATCTAACAAGCCTTCGGCTTCTTCTTGTGCGTCTAAATACTTTTCATACAAAGGATTAGCTTCTGCATATAATATTTGTTCTTTACTTGACGTAAATTTAGGAGCTTTTTCGCCAGCTTGTATAATAGCATTTAGCTCGTCGTCGCTAACATCATCCTGCATGACCAACTGTTTTTGGATCTCGTTGTCAAGATCCCAATCATCCTCGTCTACTAATACTTTACGAATTAAGTCTTCAGCTTCATTGTTGAAGTCTTTTTGCATCTGCTCATCGTACCACTCGTAGTATGTTTCGTCTAACTGTTCCTGTAAACGGTCTAATGCACGACTACTCATGCCATAATCGCCGCCGCCAAAAAAGTCTATAATCTGCTGGATACTACCACAACGCTCGTCCATGTCATAGTCGGGCTCCATATCATAATCGTCGTCACCATTATTAACAGTATCGCGGAAAATTAGTTCTGCTTCAAATCCAGCACGTATACCTTGGGCTTCTGGACTAGTGGCCCACTGCTGTAAATTGCTAGGAGCCATGCGTACTTCGTCTAATTCTTGTTCAGCTAACTTTTTTTTAGGTTGGTGTTTACCGGTGAGATCTTCACCGCCTTTGACATCAGGATCCATATCGTGTGTCTTTAACCCCAGGCGTTTGAACTGTGGCAAATAGCCCTGCTCAATTTCATCACTTGGAAATACTATTACTGTTTGCGGAGGGCCTTGATTGTAATCTTCTGGGTCGGCATCATCCATGTCGCTGATATCTTGTCCAAGTCGATACCAGTCAGTTAGGTCGCTAACATCAACCTTGGTGGTGCCTTCGGGCCATTCAGGTGGAAACTCTGGTCCTGTGGCTTCTTGATTGCCCAGATCATCCTCTACTTCACCCGGAACTTGACTTAGTGGACGATTGGGAACACGTCCTTCTTTGAACTGTTGTAATTGTAATGCCAATGCTTCTACCAGTCCATTTGGATTGGCCACTTGTGGATGGCCTTGCCGGTCTGTTTTTAATCCTAACTTGTTGGCTTCTTTGCCTACTTGTCCTGGTTTAATGTCCACAGTGAGTGCCATGCTATAACGTGGGTCTTTAGCCTGTTTCTTTGTAGGAATGTAACCTGATGCACTTTCATACTGACGTATGCGTTGACGTGGTTCAGCAGGACCATACTCAGGTGGCTCTGATTCTGCTGGTACCGGTGGATTGCCTTTTAACTTGCGCCAGATTCTTAAGATATTACTAACATTGGCCGCACCTTCGGATCCATAGCCGCCAGCTCCAGCACGTAACACAGTATCAATTTCTGCTCGCGCCTCGGCTTGAGTATTGGCACGAGTGATGTTTTTAGCAGCCATAGTAACTCGACCAACATCCTGTGCATTACGCAACACTTGTTGTGTAGTTTGTTGTGGTTGAGTGGCACAGCCACTTAGTCCACCACCGGCTAACAAACAAGCTACCACAGCGGTAGCACCAGCAGTGGTTTTTAAACTCTCATCTAACTGTTGATCAACATCAGTTGGTTCTTCAACTTGGCCAACAGCAAAGTAATCGGGATGTAGGCGAGCATAGTCGCGCATTAAGATACCAGCACGGGCATTGGCTTCGTTTTCATAAGGACTACCAGTTTCACCAGCATCAGGTCCCATGCGGTCACCATCACGTTCGTGTTGATGGCGATGTGTAAGTTCGTGCGCTACAGTACGGAGTATGTCCATGATATGACGTTGACCCCATGCCACTTCTAATAAATGTTTATCATTAATATAGCGACCAAATGTTTTATTAACTACAGACCATTGCGGATCTTTGCGTAATTTAATTACAGGCAGTTGATCAATTTTTAATTCTTTTGCACAAAAATCAATAAAGTCTTTTAGTATTTCTTCATCACTCAGTTCTGGATCTTGTTCATTCAAGAACATGCAGGTAGTTGGATCTACTCCGTCCCAGGTCATACCAGCGTCTTCTTTAAATCCATACACAAATGGTTTCTTAGGTTCTTCTTTGAGACTTAGTTCGCGATCCTTGGCGGCGTTGCGAGCATCATATAATTCTTTAATCTTGCCTTGACTACGCAACATTTTAAATGCCAAATTCTCTGGGCCAAATTCGCCGTGGTTCTCAAGTCCAGTTTGGCGCATCTTTTTAATCTTTTCAGCCATGCGTGTGATACGTTTTAAACTGCCCGACGCTATGGCCCGCTCAATCTGATGTCCTACTGTTTCAAATTTGTTTTTAGTACTAGTGTCATCTACTACAGATTTAACTCTGCGTGGCACTTGTACCCAGTCATTGTTTGCAACACTGTAAATGCCTTGACTGATGTGTGGATGGTCTGCGTCTTGAACATACAGCTCAACATCGTAGCCGCCAATTTTGATATTGTGCTGTTCATTGTATTGAAACTTCTTGGCATCAAACAGCTCACGGTATACTGGATCTTCTGGCATGCGGACTACAAGGTGCAGATCAATATCACTATTGGGTGTATAAGTGTATGCTGCATTGCTTCCGCTGATGGTAATGTCTTGTAAGTCTAGGTCTTTGACACCTAAGAATTCGCGGAAATCTTGGGCTATTTCTAGTAGACGTTCACGCACTTCTGGGCGAAGATGCTCGTCTGCACCCCACAAACGAGGGTTTAACTGATCATTAAATTTGACAGCGTCAGCAAGATTATAAGAATCTAATTCCAGAATATTCATAGTATGTATTTACCGGATAAACAAAAGCCGCTATCAAAGCGGCTCTTGAGTTTTCAATCCAGAAAACTTTTATTTGTTGTTGGCTTTCTTTTTAGCTTCGATTTTTTTACTGCTGGCCAGCACTTTTGATACTGCTGGAGCAGGGGTTGCCGCAGGCGCATCTACAGGTGCAGCTACGCCACCTGCATTGGCCTGTGCCATAGCATGTAAATCCTTGTACAGTTGATCCTGTGCTTGGAAGTCAAACACATAGGTTCCTGTATGCTTTAACAG